GCGGCGGCGGTTGAGGTGGCCATGCCCCCTGTAACGCCCGTGGCGGCGGCGGAACCAATGGGGGCCCCATTGGCCACGCCCCCGCAAGTCACGCCCACGGCGGCACCCACACCGCCCCCGGTGGCCATGCCCATGCCCACACCGTCCACAATGCCCACGGCGGCCATGCCCACGGGTGTGGTGGCACCCACGGCGGCCACGGCACCCACAATGCCCTCGGCCTATGAGGGATTATCTCCAGATGCAATCCAGGCTAAGGCCCAAGAAATCTTAGCGGGAGCCCTACAAGTGCCTTCGCCGGATATTTTTGCTACTTCCTCTATATCATCTTTGCTGCCTTCTACTACTTCAAGATTAGATATCAATCGCCCCTTACAAGGACCACCGGCAAGTGCCTCAGAAGCATTGGCGCGTATCTTGCCGATTGTAGTTGGACCGCTCACGGCTAGGGCGGTACAAAACACCTTGTTCGATAGCCCACTACAGGCAGGCACTGTGGCAACTTTTGGGTTTGCACGTACAGCGGAAGAAACACAAGAGCTTGAGAATGCAAAGAAGGATTTAGCTCAGGCAGTGGCACCGGAAGTAATAGTTTCGATTAGGCAGTATATGAAGCAGGAAGCCCTTCGCATTATTGTGCGTGCGGAGAGGGGGGAAAATTTACGACAGCTTACGCAATCTGTGTTGCAGAAGATAGCTCCTGACATGAAGATAGTGCTATCTGCTGGTGGCTTACGCAAGACAGCAAAGCATTTAGGTATAAGGGATACTGGGACAGCTAGGGGTTCAAGTCTCAGGTTAGCCGATGGTACAGTTATTTTAGAACTTTCAGCCCAAACACATGATTTTTTAAGCGGAAAGGCTAGCGCAAAGGAAAAGGGCCAAGCACTTAATACTTATTGGCATGAGCTAGGCCATGCTGTTGTAAAACATTTTTGGCATACCGCAGATCAACGAACCAAAGATGCTGTCTGGGGGGAATACTCAACATACCTCTTAGGACTCTTAGATCGTCCTATTCTAGATTTTCTTCGCGGTGCTACAACTCCGGCATCTTTTGAACTTCGGGTTGATGAGTTACAGAAAAGTGATATGCTTAATCAAACCCTAGCTGATTTTCTTAAAATGCAATATAAGCGTAAGTTACAAATTATGCCCCCTGAAGTAGCGGCGAATGAGGCGCTCTATTTAATTGACTTTGATGAATACTTAGCAGAACAATTTGCCATGTGGGCGGCACGAAGGGCGGTTCCAACCACACTGGCACAGCAGTTTTACGCAAAAGCTGTACAGGCATTACGGAACATATACGCACAGACGAAGGCAATAGGTAAGCCCCACCAGATGTTTGAGGCCTGGATGGAGAGTCAAGTATTACGTCAAAAGGGGCAGGCTCAGATTACCACTGGTGGTGTAACCCTAGCTGTACCTGTTGAAGTGGAATTTGCGGCCAAGATGCTAGGGGAAAGGATTGCGTCCTTTGGAAGTGACGAACAGCAGATACTTAATAGTCTTGTTCGTTTTAATAAATTTACCCGCTGGATGCTTTCACTAACACAAAATATCCAGCGCAATAGGGGTGTTCCTGGGGGGCAGGAATATCTTGAACGTGTTCATGATTGGTGGTCTGAGAAGGGGCTGTGGACAACGAAGGCAACCCAAAGGCTGCGTGAATGGCCGGGGAACAAAACAGAAAAGGCAAGATATGCAAATTTACTTCTAGAAGCTACGCAGAAAAGTGACCTTTTGGCTCGGCGATTAACAACTGCGGAATTACAAAAACTCTTTCAGAAGCATAATCTTAGTGTGAGGTTTGTTGCGCATTACTTCCAGCTTGATAATGATTTTCGGAGCGCCTTAGATGAATTGTATAGTGTCTTAAAGAAAGATGCTGAAACACAATTTAGTGCGAATCCTGTTGCATTACAAAACGCAGTACAGGAATTAGATAAGGAGTTTGAAAACTTGAAGGATAGGAATTATTTTCCTCAGCCACGTTTTGGTGCCTTCTGGGTTCGAGTTCAGAAGAAGGGGGTAACAACAGCCTTTTATACCTATGAGTCTAGACGGGATATGGAACAAGCACTACAGGACGAACTTAGTAAAGGAAAGGCTTTTGATGAGATAATAACAGGTGGTAAGTTTAGCGAGGAAGTTAGAGTTTTCCAGGGGATGCCTCGCCTCTTGGTAAAGGCCTTGCAGGATAGACTCACCTTGACTCCGGAACAAACAAATGAACTAGCACTTATGCTGCATGAGTTAGCGCCAGGGCAAAGCTATAAAAAGCATCTAATACGGCGGAAGGGAATTGCAGGTTTTAGTACTGATGTGCAACGTGCTTATGGTTCATATTTTATGCACTTCAGCAATCATATTGCAAGGGTGAAACATTCCGGGGATATGTTAGATGCTATTAAACGGCTGGAAAATCACATAAAAGATTTAAGCAACGAACATGCTACCCAGAGTGTCGAAGTCGCAGATTTACTTAGTTATTTACGGCGGCACTATGATTACATGATGAATCCTGGGGAAGAATGGTCAAACCTTAAGGCTATTGCTTTCCTTGTTCATTTAGGGCTTGTTCCCATAAGTGCTGCGGCCAATCTTGCACAGTTACCCTTAGTGACTTTCCCCCATCTATCGAAACAATATGGATATGTAAAAGCTGCTAAATACCTAATAGGGAGTTCAACTCTATTGCGACAAAGTTGGACGAAAAGGGCTAAATTGAGCCTACAGCTTAATGCCGCTATTACACGGGGGATAGAAGCAGGCCCATTATCGGAATCCCAAGCAAAAGACCTTGCATCTTTGAGTGAAGGCTCTACACTTGCCCGATTGCTTCCCGGAACTTGGTTTGGCCGCGCAGAAACGGCTCAAGTTTTGCGCACAGCTTCGACCATAGCAGCCTTTTCTTTTCACGTTACGGAGCAAACTAATCGCTATATCACTTTCGTTGCGGCATGGCAACTTGCTATTGATACTATGTTGAAGCAAACTTTCCCCAACGAACGAAAGCGGCAACTTGCTATTGAACAGCTTACGCCTGAACTTCAGACAACACTTCTGGATGCAGCATACCGTAAGGCTTTAGAGAGTACGCAAACAACACAACTGATTTACGCGCGTTGGGACCAAGCAGAATTTATGCGTGGGCGTGCTGGCGCACTTACAATTTTTATGAAATACCCCCAGGGCATGCTGCACTTTGTGTATGCTGATCCTGCTCGGTGGCGCTATCTTGTCCTATTAGGTTTAACTGTTGGTCTCAAGGGGCTTCCTGGTGCCGAAGATATAATGAAAATGATAGATTTTGGTGGAACAAAATTACGTGAGATGCTAGGGCTTCCTAACCCCAAGGTAACTGTTGAGTTGGAAATACGGAAACAGCTAAAAGGAATAAATGTAGACCCAGATTTATTTCTACATGGTACAAGTTATTATGCCTTTGGGTTACCTGGGTTGGCGGACAAACTTGGATTGACTTTTCCCGAGGTAAATTTGGGAGCGCCCCTTAGCATGGGTAATATTATTCCCGGTCTTGATGCACTTCTCGGGCCTTCAAAGGATTTTTCAACTACTGTAGGGCGCACAGGAGCGGATGCGGTTGGGGCTTTCTTCGCCATCCCCCTTAACATTATGCAAGCCTTGGGAAGTGATGAGCCGAATCTACAGAAACGCTGGGAACGGGCAATGCCTACGGAAATGCGTAATCTTTCAAAGGCCGAGCGTTATTTCACCGAAGGGAAGGAAATAGATGCGGGGGGGCATACTGTCGTACATTTTGATGTGAGAAATCCTCAGCACCTAGCGGAGATTGTGGCACAGACACTAGGCGCACCACCTACCCGCCTGCGGCAGGAACAGGAAGCCCGTAGAATGGAATATGAAGCGGGTCAGTATTGGATGACACGCCGGGGTGTGCTAACTAGACAATGGGTAGTAGCAATGGAATCTGAAGATAGGGAGGTACTTGCTGATGCAAACGCAGCCATTGAGAAGTACAATGCAACTGTTCCTTATTCGCAGTTGGTGTTGAGTGGAAAAACCCTGGGCGAAAGCCGCAAAGCATTCCGTATGCAGGAGATTAAGGAGGCAGCCGGGGTCTCGGGTGGCATACGTTTGAGACCTCTAAAGGAAGAAATAGAGCAAACATTTAGGGAACCATAGGCCGGTTTTTAGCCGCAAAACTATCATAGACAATTACGCGCTGTCCTGTCTGTTTGATCCCGATAAGACCGGCGGATAGGGCAGCCTGTAAGCCCTTTCCTATTTCATCCATGCCTAGTGTGTGGAACAATTCTCTGTACAAAAGTTCTCTATCTATTGCTGTATGCTGTTGAACGATATTATAAACTGTTTCGGAAGCCTTTGCCTCCGGGCTACGCCCGATGAGGCTAAAAACCTTTGACATATCTTTTTCCACAGTATTCATATAAGTAAGAGCTTCCTCTAAATCTTCCTGAAGAATGATTAGCTGATCCCGTTTGCTAGCTGCCAGTACAATAGCTAGTTTATGTAGATGGGTCTGTTTTCGTGCCACATAACCCCCCCAGATATGTTCAGCTAACCCAGCACATCCTTTTTCATAATGCTCTGCATACCAACGTTCACCCCAAAGGGTAGCATCTGGGTGTAAGGTATATTCGCCTACAAGGGTAGAGATGTGTTCAAGGTCTCGGATTAAAGCTTGGGCTTTCAGTTGGAAATCTTTAGGTAGTACGGAACCTGGATAGGCGACAAGTTTACGCTTTTTTTCCGCATAGACGAAGATGCAACGGGATGTAAAACCTCCGCCGATCATATAATCAGGCATATTGCCCGCAAGCCAGGCAGGTGTAGTACAGGCTAGGATATTAACCCAAGGATTTACTATAGTATCCTTGCCTTGCGTTTTTGTTTCCTTTTCCCAAGTGCCTAGCTGCCCATCCCAGAGAGTAACAAGAACATCCACCATCTCACGGTCAGAGGGGTTTAAGAATGTACCTAATTCAGAGCTTACAATAGTAACGCAAGACATAGGGATAAATGTCTGGCCGTCTGGGAGTGGAACTTCTACAGTTGAGGCGGCTAAAGCCTGAGTCAATGCTTGCCATGTTACAGCATCGGGGCCAAACTGTATACCGGGGACTTCCCTTAGTAGACGCATACCTATGCTGGCTGTAGTAGATTTGCTAACAATCCCAGGCGGAGCTGTAAAGATAATGTAGAAGTTAGGTGTCCACTGAAAGTATCCTTGGTCGATCCAAACCCGGCGGCGCAGAGCACCTGCAATACAACTGACTGCGGTCCAAAAGTGAAAGTTTTCTGGTGCTTCGCTAAGTGAGGAATACTCTAGATAAGATTGTATCCAATTATTGCTAAGACGCATTTGGTTTTCCCGTGGTTTAATTATATCCTATATGGAGCTTAAATTACCAGTTTACTTTTTTACAATCCCCCCAGGAAACTGTACTTGTCTTGAGCCCTACACCAATGACAAGGGGATCGGTGTAGGGTATGGTAATGCTTAGTTGTTGTTTTATCTTGGGTAACAGGGCAGAGGTTTGTTTAGTAGGAAATTGTAAAACAAGGGAATCATGCACTTGAAGGAGCAATTGCACTTGTGGTAGGTTTTGGAAGATATTCCTCAATCCATGATTTATGACAATGGCAACTGTTGATTGCGGAACCCAAGCAAGGGCTTCCGGTAGGGTATTTTCTATCCGCGAGAAGTAAAAACGACGAAAGCCAAAAGCATTCCAAACCGTTCGCGTCTGCATAAGAGACTCTTGTGTTCGCCGATGCCAAGCGAGGATTCTGGGGTGCATCTGAAACCAGCGGCGTTGTAGGTATTCAGCCTGCGCAATAGTAAGGCCACAACCTTTTGCGCAGGTGCGAGCTTTTCCACCATAGTTTGTTAGGTGTATGAATTTCTTCCCTATCGCCCTCTGTGTGGGAGACACAGCGGTTGTGTTGTATAGTAGCTTTGCATTCTCCATATGGATATCAATGCCGGCCCGTAGCATATCCTTTAGTTCCACATCCTCGGCTTCCCAGACTACAACCTGTAAATCTGCCCTATCTAGGTCACAATCACCTATGGTATAGCCCGAATCGGGAACAAACATTTTTCGTACATTCGGCAGCTTCATTTAGAAGTCTCCTGTTGGGATATTTTGTAAGTTTGTACCGTAGTTGAAAACGTCAGTAGTAGAATTAAAGCGAAAGGTTTCGGTGCCTACCGGATTATAACTGCATCTAATACGCTTGTCATGATCCAGGGGAGCCTGAATAAAAGTAGAGAGGAAAACACCAAGGCTTCTATATGTTGCGAGTGTTGTGCATAGTGGTTGCAGCAAGGGTTCTTTTTTACCTATCTCGACCAAAGCCGTATCGTCACAGGTAGGCTTGCCTGTTTTTCGGTTTCGTATCGGTGGCAGTTTAAAGATGGTATAGAAAAGTGTTTGTTGCTGTCTTGCAGAGGTATACCAAGGCTTTGCGTTTTTTGCTACCGCCAGTTTAATGCCGGGAAGGATAGCGCAAAAATACTCCTCACAAAGAGCTTTTGCCTGTAAGAGGTTCATAAGCATTTTGCCGCGTTCCTTTGCATTTATAGCAGTACCTCGCAACATCATATGTAAGATAGGGCGAAGAAGCGACATTTCAAAACTAAAGGGCTTTGAAAGATTAGCGATAGACAAGGCTTGTTGTAGCTCCAAAGCAATTTCAAAAGTGGCAACACAATCTTTACAGTTATACTTCCATAGTTGTAGCTCGCCCTCGGAAGGTTTCCAATTCTCGGATTCATCCTTCCAGTAATAGTGGTATTTACAGTAAAGGGAAGAGAGAAAACCTAAATTTTTAGGAAGCCCAGGAAATAAAACAGCATGTCCTATCATTGTATCGAAGCTAGGAAGGACTTCGATTCCCCATTGGCGGGCTAGATATTGAGCATCATAAAGAAAGTTTTGCCCTATAATTTGAACATTCCTATGCGTGAGGAGTTTGGCCAGCCCCTGTACCAGGGATAATTCTTCCTCAAGGGTCCAGTAATTGCTATCCCCTGTAGTAATCATAAAGGGGATACATATAGCGTCTAATGGGGACCAAGCCAGGCCGACACAAGCTATCTGCCTGGCGCGGGTTTCCAAGTCGACTGAGAGCTGGAGTTCCCCCGCTTCTGCCTGGGTGAGCAATTCAGTTAGGATGGCCCAGGTTTGACTATAATTAGGATTTAGGATAAAGTTATATTCAGGAATCTGAACGGGTTGGTGCAATTCCTGCGCCACCCGTTTGAAATCGTGAACAGCGAGGTAACTCCAAGCCCACATTTTATTTACACTCTCCATGTCAAAGGTAGCTATCATTTGGGGCTGATACGTTAGCTCAAGTTGAGAATCCCCTTTTAGGTATGATGAGCGCCATTTATGCACACTTAGTTTGCCCGTGCACTTTTGCAGCGCCTGATCACCAAGCAGTAATACAACGGCTGGCCTATGAATTTCAATTGAGGTTTGGATTACCTCCAGGGTTTGTGTGCTGGCAACAAAGTTGCAATCATAGTAGAGAATTCCAGCTTGGTGCAAAAGATCGGAAAGTAATTTTTCCTCCCCTTTGGTTTTCAGTTCTCCCACAATAAGGGGGCTATTCGGTTGCATTTAAGCGCTCCAATTGAAGTTTACACAATTCTATGGAGGAAGATTCAAGTTCCATTCCAATAGCGAGACAATGTGTTTTTTCTGCCGCATTAAAGATTGTACCACTACCGGCGAAAGGGTCTAAGATGATATTTCCAGGGAGAGCACTGCGGCGGATTAAGTCTATATACAGTTCCACAGGCTTTGCCGCACTATGCTCTTTTACTTGTGCGGCGTTATGTGTTAGCACGTCAGAGCGTAGTTCTAGGGTTTTCTTCTTACCCTTGTTAGCAAAAAGAATACATTCATAGGAACGTCTGGGGCCGTATTCAAGTTCAGGTGCCAACCCCTGGTTCCCTTTTACCCAAATGAGCGGTGTTTTCCAAACGGACCAACCAGCATCCAGCATTATTTCCCTAAGAGCTATAAAGTTTGAAAAATCACAGAATATGTAGGCATGTGCTTGAGGCTTAGTAATACGCATTGTTTCCGCAGCCAAGACTCGCATTAATGCTAACCATACAGGAAAACTGTCATCATAGTGGTGAGTTATGGCCGCCATTGTACCGAAAACGTGTGCCTTTATCCCGTAGGGAGGATCGGTTAAGATTAAGTCTACACTATTATCTGGTAAGGATACTAGGAGAGCCTTAGCATCTCCTTCCAAGAGTTTATGTCTCTGCTGTAAAGGCGTTAGTATCTGCGCCATGTGTGTGAGATATTCTTTGTGCATTTTTAGTTTTACGGCTTTAACGGCGTCTTTTTTACTAACTACGTTTTGTATCTTAGGGTCATTTAGATGCTTTGCTAAAAGCAGGTCTTCGCTTATAGCAGTAATCTCAGCCCCTTGGGCTATTGCCTGTTTTATTTCTGATGCCGTATCACGGATGGTTTGCGCTGCATTACGGGTGAGTAAAATGTCATGAAGGCGGGCTGTGGATAAAGCCTTTTCCTGCCAAGAAAGGTCTTCCCGCTGGATATTCTCAGCTAATTCAATAGCATAACAGGTATCAGGATCGGCTTCTGCTATAGTTACAGCGGGAATGCAATTGGGAGGAATAAGTTTTCCCCCATAGTAAAAGGGAATCTGTTTTTTAGCCAAATATTGAATGGCGCGAAAACGGCGTTCCCCAGCAATTAGTTGCTTGTCCTCCTCACGAATCGTGATTGCATGTATGAGTCCATTTGTTGCAATGTCCTTAGCAAATTCTGATATGCGAATAGAGTCGATGTAGGTTCTTTGCCTATCTGGTGGTATTTTGATGGAATCAAGGGATAAAAGTAGCATTAGTTTGGCTCTCCTGCGGAGGGAAAAAAGTGGGGGCTTTCCACCCCCTTGATGCTTGCATATATAGATGCACCTATTCGGTTGCACTAACCTATCCGGGTATACCGGCCCTAAAGAGCAGTTACGCCTTTCACATCTGCGTAGATTTTCCCCGATGCTTCCTCCAAACGGTGTTTTACTAAGATGTGAGCAACACATCCAATAAGCATGCTGGGGGTCCAAGCTTTACCAGTCTGGTTTTGCTTTACAGCTTCCCGTAGTCGCCCTAATTGGATGTTTGCTCCTTTGCCAGAAAGAAGATCTCCACTAGCACTGACATCAAGGAAAACACTCTGGCGTATTTTCTTACCGTCAGCATCTGGAGCCTGGGGGGCATCTAACTTCCATGTTACATCTAGGATTGGTTTGCCTGTTGTAGTGACTCTTGCTGCAATTTCGTCCACCACAGCTTGGTATTCATCCTCGGGGATTGGCGTGTATTCGGTAGCATTAGCTTCGGTTATTGTCATAGTTGCAAAGGTATTTGGGTCGAACATTTTGAATCTCCTGTTAAAGGTTACGGTTGTTGCATTTTACGTCTGCCGACGATCAGGAGACCTTGGGTTCCAAAGCCTCGAGATTCTTTGTTTTCGTGCGCCAAGCTGTAATGATGGGCACAAAGGAAGGTAGGAGGTTTTCTGCGAGGGGCAGATTACGTGTTTTGAGGTCTACATTATGCGCGGCGGTGGACCAGCTAAAAATAGCCCCATCTCGTTTTGCCATTATTACGTCATCGAAGTAGCGCGGCAGACGTGGTGCTAATTTGCGCCCCAAGGTAGCTGCCATTAGTTGCACACCCCCAGTTGTTTCATCCGTTTCGCGCTCGAGATGTGCGGTTAAAACAAAGAAGCATTGCAGGCTGGTTACAAGTGTTGTAAGAAAGCGCTCGAGGCTATCCATAGCTACCATCCAATCTGTCATAGATTTTGTGGGTTTACTGCCTACAACAAGATTCATAACCATAGTGTTGAGGCCACTGAGGCTGTCCAGGACAAAGACACGATCTGGCCCCCAGGTAGCAATATCACCAAAAGATTCTCCTGTACGGTTGCAGGTGAAATTATTACAGAGATTTATAATTTCAAGAAATTGCCCGTATTTTCTTTTATTCATGTCACTTTTTTCTGCTAGGGTCTTATAGGAAAGGGTGTTGATTTGTTTTGCACTGTCAAAAAGTTCCGCCCAATCGGGGGCAGCAGGTGCTACATAATGCCAGTGACATTTGTCCTTGGGCAGATCGCCTAGCGTAGATTCAATGCCAGGCTCCGTGCATAAAATAAAAGGTGTAATGCCGGCTTCGATGAAGGTACGGATAGCGTAGGTTTTACCTGTACCGGAAGCGCCGAGGAGAAGGGTATTAGTGCCATGTGGAGTCATAGGATGTGGTCTCTTTAGTTAGGGAGTGAAAGGTAGGCTGTTGCGTCTTGTAATGCAATAAAAATCTCGCGCTCGAGAGCCAGTCTTGGCAATTCTTGTAATTCCTCTGGGTAGAGGCGAAAGAGCGAGCCAGTACCACCACAGGAGTTACAGGTTTTATGCCAAGCGCGAAACTGTAAACTTTCTGTTTCTGTTATGATGGAAGCCCAGGATGCGCCACAAATGGGGCAGAAATAAATTATATTTTGCAATGGGTAAATATGTCCGTAGCGTTCTACGGGCTGCCTAGGAGCTTTGCCTAAGGATTCTCCCTGTACGCTGTAATGAAACTCAGTCATAGTCTTTGCCCCGCATTCGCATGGAGCCTTTTTAAGAATTTATCCACAGCCGCGTATAATGAAATCTCTTCAAGGCCAGACCAACTGGGAATCTTATTCTTTTGTTTTTTTAGCTCTCTTATATCCAATTCTAGCTGTGCACTGGGGAGATACGTGCTGCGTATTCGCAGTACCTCATACATGATGGATAATTTTATATGATCTTCTGTCATTTTGGTGCATCCTTTGGCGTTAGGGGGGACCAGATATGCTCGCGGTAGTTTGTGGAAATCCAGCGTTCGGGTTGCGGACTCTTGCAGAGGCGCTGAAAATGACAACCTCTGTAGGCGGTACACGTATCATTAAAAGCGTAGTTGTAGTAATCTGTCTGGTAAGCATTAACTATATGCTGAAGGTCACGAACTAATTGCCCATACCATAGATCAATCTCATAACTGCTGCGATAAGTGAGAACTTCAATATGATCTATGGTATGCTTGCGGATAGCTATGCCGCGAATTATAGCCCCCACAACGGGGAAGCCGTAAATGCGTGCCGCCCAACAGTAACCTGTTAATTGCCCCCGGAGTTCCCATTTCTGTGCCCAGGTTGGCCCCAACTGTGTTGTGGTCTTTTCGTCTACAACAAAGATGTTGTTATTGAACTTAGCAAGCATGTCGTAACGGCCACAATAAAAAAGGGGGAGTCCTGTTTCCGGGTGCAGAACTTCTGGAATAGGCAGGGCAAAGGAACATTCTACGGCGGGGACTTCGCCGTTGACGGTGCGTAAGCTAAGAGGCTGTAAATGGTCGAATGCAAAGGGATATTGGGTGGTATAGGACTCTAGAGCTAAAAGGCAGATGTCTAGTGTTTTTACTGCCGGGGGTTTGCCCTCGGTGGCAGGGGCAGGTGGCCCCCAGGCGATTAGAATCGCTTCAAGCCCGGCTGCAAGTGCTCGCGATTGCTTTCCCTCGGACGTGCCCCCTGGGCTGTAGAAGTAATGGCGTGCGGCCTCCAAACCAGAGGCGAAGCAGCCGCCAAAGTGGAGATCAATGGGAGTGGTAAGCGGGGCAAGGTGTCGCAGATATTGCCAGTAGAATTGTTTCTGACAGGAAGTCATAGTGGCTCTCATGCTGGAGTCGATGTATTCGGGAAAGGGAGGTTTGGTTTTCATATTTTGGTCTCTTTTTTCGGTTTATACTGGATATGTAATTGTTTCTCTACCACGATGAAAACTAAGTGTTCTGCCTGTTGGGCCAGGGCTACAAGTTCCGGGCAAGTATGTAGGCGGCTGCGGAAATTGTAAAATAAAGCCCGGAGGGCCATAGCTTGTGCATGAGTTGCACATTGCTGTGTAATCCAGGTGGTAGGGTCTGCATTCACCTTACGTATGAGGATGAATAACTCCCCAGGGTAATCGAATAGTTTTCTTGCCCTTGGCATTTTAGCCCCTTGGCCCCTTAGCACCTCAAAGGAACATGTCTTTCAGGTTTAGAGGAAGGGTTTCGCTGCCCGGCTTCGCTGGGGATTCGCTACGACCTGCGTTACGGGATTCACGTAGTAACTGTAGGGCAGTTGTGTATTCTTCTGTTGAGATTATCAATTCCGGAGGTATGGGCTGCCCCGCAGCTTCTAGTTCCCTTTTTTGTATAATGCGGGAACGGAAATCATTCAGTCTTTCAATAATATTTTGCATTGCATCTTCTCCGTTGGGATATAAATAATCTGTGAAATTTTACCCTCTTTCAAGGCTTCGGCAAAGGCTTCATCAACACTTCGGCTAGATAGCGCGTGTAGGCTGGGGGGATTGCCTGCGCCAGTTCCTTTCGCCCCAGCCACTTGATGCCCATGCTCTCCTGCGCAAATTCAACATCGCTGAAATGCCCCGTAACGGCGGCGTAGTGCATCGCCCTGTCCGGCCTGCGCCCGTGCTTTACCACGTGCTTGGTGTGCCGGCATTGGGATGGTTGGCGCACCGGGTGCGATGTTTCAAAGTTCCGGTGGCGTATCACGTTCAATCCGAACATCGTGCCGCACAGCATCACCGGGTCGCGCAACGGTGCGCCGGGGACGTTTTCAATCACCCACGGCTTGCCGCTTCGTTGCAGCAGTTCGCGCACCGGATCAATCAAGTCAGGATGGTCGATGTTGCCGCCGCATTTCGTGATTATTGACCACTTCTGGCACGGCGGCGAGGCATGGATGAAATCAAATTCATGCCCGTGCGCGGCTAGGTATTCGAGTGCGTCAGCCTGCACGAAAGCAAACGGATATTTTGGCTGGGGGTCAATGTCCACGCCAACCACTTCCATGCCTGCCAAGTGGTAGCCCATTCCAGCACCGCCGCCACAGCAAAATAAATCCAAACATTTCATAGTATCTCCAAAAATGACGCATAACTTTGCGTTTCATCCTACATCCAGGCCGCAAGCATTCCCTGTTATACACCAAGTAACACTTTCGCCAATGCGCAACGAACTCTATCCCAAACCGCCAGCTTTGCTTTTCGTTTCAAGAGCATAATCGGCCATGTCACCCACAGCAGTCTCCTATATATTTGATGATCTAATGGAGATTAGAATTTATAATCTTCATAGAATGGTTCGGCACCAGACGGTAAATCTTTGTTTCGCTCGGCAATCCATTCGCGGTCTGCGTAAGCATCCCACTGTGGAGCCCGGCGCGCTCGTGTATTGGTGTAATCTCCGTAGTCCCACAGCCCGCGTTTGCACGCCATGTATTGCGCCCGTGCGGCGGTCGCCGCAAACACCAGCAGTGAGCATTCTTGCGGATCAGAAAAAACATGCCACGCCTTCTTTGTGTTAGGCATCATTAGCACGGGCGATGCCCCGTTTGCGTATACAGGCGGCATAATACCCTCCGTACCCAGTAGCATTAAATTCTGGGTAACAAATCCCTTTATCTCTTTTGTTTGCTTCAGCTTCGCAGATTAGGGCGCAAGCCTCGCGCTCTTCTGCGGCGATTGCTGCAAGAGCTTCATCTAGCCTGACAACCTCTTCTGTAACACTCTGTAGGCGCGAAAGTATTAAAAATGAGTTCATGCTATATCTCCGCATTAAATCCGCTAGTCATTAATTGTTAACTCTCCAATAAACTCATCCCCGCACTCAGCGCAGATGTCGCCTGTATTTTTTCCGGTTAGCGCCCCGTCGTATAGCGGTAGCAAACACCAAGGGCACATACCACGTTTAATTTGCTGCTGGTCAATATCTGGTAATTTGTTGGCAACAAAAATTTCCATGATCATTTCTCCGCTGTGCCTATGGCCGGTAGGGTGGTTAATTCTGCGTTAATCCCCGTCCGATCTGCAATTCCATAACGCGCTTCATGTCGCCAGCCAAGCGCAGCGCGTGGCATGTGCTGCACACGCGGTTTATGAGCCTTCCCAGGCATCCTCTTCACGGCTAAAGCAGCGCTGGTTATGCAGGAATTCCCACCACAGACCTTCATTCCCGTCTGGCATTTCAAGCGGGTAAAGTTCAGGGTTTTCGGCATTCTTCTCGCGCCATATTTTCTCAAAGTTTACGATTTCCTCTTTTGCCTCCGAGAGGAAATCGTCCAAGTTTTGCGCCATACTTATATCCCCCGCGTCTGTGTTCCATGTTAAAATTCAGCTTTATAGTAGACTGAAATTAGTTTCTCAAAGTTAAGCCTGAATACCTGCATCCCCTCTCTACTTTTGTGCCCAATCCAATAATCACCATTTAGATCATGTGTTATTGTGTAGTCTCCTACTGTAATCCGTTCTAACTCTGTGGCATCGGCGCAAGCCTCGCGCTCTTCTGCGGCGATTGCTGCAAGAGCTTCATCTAGCCTAGCCTGTAGGCGCGATGGTTCTGTGCTCAAGTTGGCCTGTGCCAATCGGTTAAGCTGATCCAACATTGTCCACGCATTTTTTAATCCTTCAATCGTAATCCTTTCGGTCTCGTACCCGGCCATTGAGTGCAGAGACCAGCCGCTTTGCTGGCTCTTGCACTGTTTGCATGTTCTTTCAAGCTCTGTGTGCTTCTCTATAACATCTACTGCTAGCTTTACTAGAGTTTGTTTTATCGTGTTCTTCTCCTATTGCTGCAAGAGTTTTTCAGTATTGGCCGCAAAACTCTTGTGGAAAAACAGCCGGTTGCGTGTAAAGTATGGCCCATGTGGGCATACGTGTCAAGGATAGCTTAGAAAAATATGTGTTAAGCTTGACTCTGTGCAACTCTTAAGCTCGATAATGATTGTGAATGATAGAATAGAGAATGCTGAATGTGCGCTCAGTAGAAATTGTGGCCTGCTTTGTACTATAGGCCTGAATAAAATCCTCAAGGAGGGCCGTTAGTAGTTGACTGCGAGCGCCTACCTTGGGTTTTCCTGTTACTGGACTGTGGAGGAGAAGGTCCAAGGTAACGGCTAGCGATTGTGGGAGGGAAATATGGACCTCTACTGGGGGGTCAATATGTCTGGGGCGTCCTGTTTTAGCCATTGGTGATTACCTCTACTGTGGAGTTGATGGGGAAGCACAAAGAACGTGCTAGGAAATTAGATGGCATCTTCGTTTCGGGGGAGAAAGGAAGCTGGAACTCGAGGAACAAAAAATCGTTTGTTGCCGTGTAGCGGCAGCGGAGAAAGAGATGCCGGAGAGTGTAGTAGGTTTCTTCCCCGAGGTGATCCATGAAGAGCATGTCGTGGAAGTCTGCGGGGAGGAAGGCGGCGGTTTCCCGTGGGTAGTCCTCAAAGAGCCAGAACTCTAGGGAGTACCGGGCGGTATCAGTGTGGTGTATGCCTTGGATGATAGTTTTCATTGAAAATCCTCCGCGATGTAGATGGAAAGTATTTCTTGCTCCAGGAGAGAAATCTGTGCCGTGGGGAGCGCCATGGGAACTTTACGCTGTTCGCCGTAGGAGATGTCCCAAACGTGGAAAATCTCTACTGTGGGGGTTGCCCCGAGGTTCTGGAGATTGGGCTCATAATTGTAGTGGATTATGATAGGGATGGTGAGGGTTGTGTGATAGTAGTCTTGATCGCGGTGTTTGTACATGGGGGGCTCCTTAAATGGGTTCGCCTTGCAGTTGTTCGCCTAGTGTAATGATGGTGTCGATGAGTATGTTTTGCAGCTCACGTGTTAGGTCAGCGTAGCCCGTTTCAAGGTGGAGGTATTCTTCCAGGTAGGTACCGGCGAGCATTTTAGTCCCTTGGCGGAAAGCTGTTTTGTTCAGGTAGATTTGACCTTCTTTTGCGAGGCCGAGGATATGGCATGGGAGATCGGAGGTGCAGACGTGGGGGTACTTGTCCGGGGTGATGAGGTTGCACTGGGTAAGGAAGGTGAGGGCGCGTTGGAGTTGGATAGTTTCCACGGGGGAAAGGGTTATGGGTACTGGGGAGAATTGGGCGCCTTTCAGGAGGGCTTCCTTTAATTGCCGCAGATAGTAATTGTGTATCTGTTTGTAGGATAGACTGTGTAGTGTCTGGAGGAAGGTGGTGCTGACATGGTTGGGGAGAGACGAAGGAATGTACATGCAGCCTTCCTGATAGGAATCGCTGGCGGTCAGTACCTTGTGGATGTAGGTGGCATTGGTGGAGGTGATGCAATGGGCCCAAATGGCGTCCGTTATCTCTGAGCTGTATCTGACAGTTCGATCCTCGGTTAGGGTGATGGGAGATGTGATGTTGTAGGTGTAGAGGTAGGGGAGAGCGGCAGTGTGGATGGCGATGCTTTTGTAAAAGGTGGTTGGGGTTTCGCCCAGGTAGCATTGGACGGCAGATGTTTGGTCGTAGACCAGATGACAGGGAGGGAGGAACATGGTGTCTCGCTCCTGAAAGGCCGTGAGGAAATCTTGGTGTGTGACGGAAATAGTGGTTGTTTCGGGTGAGGGGGGGATGGTGCCTGCCTGGGCGAATCCGCCTTCGTCGAGGTTGTTACTGTAGAGTTCACGGAAGGCTAGGGGCATGTCCCATTGTTTCCCAAGGTTTGTTGTGAAGGGAAGTTCGACACTATCCATTTTAATGCTGGTGATGTCCTGGTTTCGAATTTGTTTCTGCTCCAGGGAGAACTTGTGGGGGGTAAGGCCTCGGTAGAGGGTGAAGCTGCCGCCGTTGCGCAGGATAATGGAGATAGCGTACTTGAGGCCCGTGCCGAATTGGCCGATGGGGTTGGCTGTGTCTTTGGCAGAGAGACCGAAGGTAGTGATGCATTCTAAGGGGATTAGTCCTGGGTTCTGGAATGATATGGTAGGTGTGGCTGTGTACATGTTAGGCTCCTGTAGTGGGGGATGTGTGGTGTGTTGGAGGGAAGAGGCGAATGGTCCAGTAATGAGCGGTATAGTTGTAGGCGATTTCGGCATCTTGTAGCGAATAGCGGAGGGGGGCTCCGCTGCCGTTTGTTGCATGTAGGGTGTTTGTGGTGGGGTCGAGAGTGTCGAAGGTTGCCCAGGTGGAGCTTCCGGGTGCATAGATGCAGAGGTGTTCACCGGGGGAAGCGGCGGCAAAGAGATCAGTGGAAGTAATCATTGGAGGTGTTTCACGATAAGGGATAAGAGGGCGGCAACGGTTAGGGCTAGGGCGAGGCCTGTGAATGCGAATGCGAGAAGAGCAAGCCATGAGGGATTGCCTTCTGGGAGGTGATCGGTAGATCGGCGCTTGAGGCGCTTGCGTGTGTGGTGTTGCATATTTAGCTCCTCCGGAGGGTGTTGAGTACGGCATCTGGGAGACTGGCGAGTGCGGCAGCTAGGTAGCGGCCCTCGGGGGTTAGCTTAGCGGTCCAGCCAAGGGGACTGCGTTGTAGCTGGGGGTGGCAAAGGTGCCGGGTGATGAGCGCCTGGCCTGTTCGTTTGTGCCTGAATGTGACAGAGAAGAGGGTTGGTGCAGCGTGAAGGGTGGAAATCATTAGGGGAGAAAGCATGGGGAGTTCCTTTTAGTGGATGTTTTAGTGTGGGGATAAGTATGGTTTATCCCGCC